AGGGGGGGCAGAGTTGATTGTGTTTTCACTGACCCGCCTTATAATATGGGGTACTCAGGCGCTGGAATTATTGCTGAAACAACTAAAAATGTTAAATCTCGAATCAAAGATATTATAGATTTTAATCCTCAAGAAATAAGTTATTTAGCTGCGATGGATATAGGCAGTATTTATATTTTTACTTCAAAAGATTTAATTCCACTATATTTTCAAATATTTGATGGATGGAAATTTAATATCCTTACATGGGTTAAAACTAACAATCCGCCTATGTGCAACAATAATTTTCTTCCAGATATCGAGTATCTTATGTATTTTCATAAAGGACAGCGTATTTGGAATAATGGTTTGAGGCCTTTAGATATTTATAGGCGTTGTTATTTTTCATCACGGCAAGAAGGTCATGAAGAAGCTGGAGATATACATCCAACAATGAAGCCATTAAATTTGATTAGAAATAAACTTAAAATTTCTACAAATGAAGGCTCGATAGTTTTAGATCTATTTGGTGGCTCTGGCTCAACATTGATAGCTTGTGAACAATTACATAGAAGATGCTTTATGGCTGAAATAGATCCGAAATATTGTGATGCAATAATTCAACGATGGGAAAATTTAACAGGCCAAAAAGCAAAATTATTAAATCGTTCAGATGCCTGAAAGGAGAGAAACGATGAAAAAAGAAAAGATTCCAGAAAAACTAACTTTGCAGCAACAGGCTGAAGAAATATTAAAACGCGCCGAAGAAAAAGGCGTTTCAACGAATTTTTTCTTCATAACAACATTTAAAAGATATCAAGTTCAGATGAAAATCATGAACGATTTAGAGGCACAAATTTCTGAGCTAGGCGCAACTGTTGAGAAAGAATATGTAAAAGGAAGATGTAACGTTTATACAAATCCAGCAATTTCCGAATATAACAAGACAGCCACAGCAGCTAATGGAACAGTTGCAACCTTAATAAAAATTCTTACAACATTTGCAGAAGCTGAAGAATCAGAGCCAGCTGATTTGATGAGCGAATTTTTGAGCCTTTAAATGCAAATAAAAAAATACAATTATATTGCTAAATATTGGAAAAAAATTCAATCGGGCGATATCGTAGTGAGTTCCAAAGTTTATAAAACGATGGAAATGCTAATGGATATTATCGATGGAAAAGATGCTAAATATCATTTTGATCCAATGCTGGCCAATAGACCGATTGTTTTTATTGAAAGTTTTTGCCGTCAATATAAAGGCGCAACAGGGAAGCCAATAAAATTAGAGCTTTATCAAAAGGCGAGAATACAAGCTATTTATGGAATAGTAGATAAATTTGGGATTAGGCGTTTTAATGAAGTTTTAATTGTTGAGGGCCGAAAGAATGGGAAGTCCACTGAATTATCAGCCCTGGGAAATTATGGGCTTGTTGGGGATAAGGAAGGCGGTCCTGAAATAGATTGCGTTTCCACAAAAAAGGATGCAGCAAAAATTGTTTTTAATTCTGCTAAAGCAATGGTGCAGCAATCTCCAGATTTGCGCAAATATGTTAAGCGCAGAAAAAGTGATTTATATTGCGAGTATAATTTTGGAGTGTTCCAGCCTTTAAGCTCTGATTCTGACACCTTGGATGGTTTGAATCCTTCAATGGTAATTCTTGACGAATGCCATGCGATTAAAGATAGAAACCTTTATGATGTTATGAAGCAATCAATGACGGCTGAAACAAGAAAGCAGCCGTTGTTTGTTATTATAACAACTTCAGGCTTTAATCGTGAAGGAATTTATGACGAGCTTTATGATTATGCGACAGGCGTTTTAAATGGTGAAATAAATGATGAGCATTTTTTATCTTTCATTTACGAATTAGATTCTTTAGATGAGTGGGATCAAGAAGATAAATGGATAAAAGCAAATCCTGGCATTGGAACAATAAAATCGCTTTCAAAATTAAGAGCAGCAGTTGAAAAAGCAAAAAAGACTCCAGGATATAAGCCAACAGTTCTCACAAAAGATTTCAACCTGAAGAACGTGGCAGCTTCTTCTTGGCTTTCATGGGAAGAGCTTAATAATGAGGCTGTTTTCGATGAACAATTTGTTTATGATACATATGCAATAGGCGGCTGCGATTTATCAAGCACAAGGGATTTAACGTGCGCAAGCTTACTGATCAGGAAGAAAAACGATTCAACAATTTACTTGCTGCAGCATTATTTTCTTCCTTCAGAGCGAGTTGATTATTTGGAAGCCACCAGCTCAAAAGAAGCTCCTTATCGCATTTGGGAAGAAAGAGGATTGATCACATTATGCGAAGGAAGCATGGTGCAATATTCCGATGTGACAAAGTGGTTTAAGCAAATGAGTGAAGAGCTCAAAATCACAATCTGGCGCGTTGGTTATGATAGAGCATTAGCTAATTATTGGGTTAATGAAATGAAGGACACCTTCGGAGATATCATGGAAGCCGTTGCTCAAGGCCCAATCACTTGGACTGCTCCAATGAATGAGCTGGGCGCGATGCTTGCAGATAAGCGAGTTAATTACAACAACAATCCAATTTTTAAATGGTGCTTAACAAACACAGCTGTTAAGAAAAGCGGCACAAATGAAGCAATACAACCTATTAAGATACAAGCTCACAGGCGAATTGATGGCCTTGTGAGCTTTTTAAATGCTTACACAATTTATGTGAAGTATAAAGATGATTTTCTAAATATTGTCGGATAAGGAGCAAGTGATGGGAATTTTTGACAGATTCACAAAGAAAACATTGAGAAGGGAATCACAAAATGAAAAGACAATTCCATTTAATATCAATTGCTGGAATTACAGAAGATTCGATGGCGAGCTTCTGAGCATTGATGTGATTGTTGCGTGTATTGATGCGCTTGCAAGAAACCTTGCGAAAATGGAGCTTACTGCTATTCGAAGAAAGCAGGATCAGATTGCAATTACTGATTACACTTCCGATGTTGCCAGAGTCTTAAAGCATCCAAATCCTTATATGACAATGTACGACTTTTTATATAAGACTTTTGCTTTATACTTCGCCAGCAATAACGCTTATATTTGGCCAGAATATGATGAAGAAGGAAATCTGAAATATTTATGGCCTATCAATTACCGAAATACAAAGCTTTTTGTAAAGGATGGCGTTGAGCTTATCAAGTTCGAGATGAGAAGAAATCATTGGTTTGTGGTTCCTTTAAATCAGATTATTCCGCTGCGCAATCACTTCTTCGATGATGAATATTTTGGCGATACAAACAGAGCTTTCAATCCTATTGCTGAAGTAATGAATGCTCAAAATCAGGGCATCGTTGAAGGAATTAAGAATTCAGCAATTATCAGGGGCCTTCTTAAAGCCACCCAGGTTATGAAGGAAGCTGATATCAAAGAAGCAAGAGATAGATTCATCGCTGAGAATTTGAATGCAAGCAATAATGGCGGAGTAATGATGCTCGATGGCAAGTTCGATTATAAGCAGCTTGATTCAAAGCCTTATGTAATTGATGCAGATACAAGAAAGCAAACAAAAGAGGCTGCTTTTGATTATTTCGGAGTGAACGAAGATTTCATTCAAAACAAATTCAATTCCGAAGGCTATGAAGGAGTTTTTGAAGGCCGCTTGGAGCCTTGTGCAATACAACTCACTCAAGCACTCACAATTGGATTATACACGGAGAGAATGAGAGGCTTTGGCAATCAGGTTGAAGCCAATCTCTCAAAATTAAAGTATCAACCTTTGAGCCAGGTCACAAATATGATTTCTGCAACAAAAGAGCTGGGCCTTTTTACTCGTGATGAATACAGAGAAATGCTTGGCTATGAACCACTTGGCCCTGAAAGAGGTGGCGATGAGCTAATGATTGCAACAAATAACTATGAATCAAGCACAGTTTCGGAAGGAGATAATGGCGATGAATAAAGAATGCGAAATTAGAAATTTTGTGAACGAGGTAAAGCTCACAAAACGTTCTGCAGAAGATCAGGGAATGACGTTGGAAGGAGTTCCAATTGTCTTTGACCAGGCAACAGATATTTCTGGATTATGGGAAGAAGTAATTTCTCCTGATGCAGTAAGCGAGGAAGCTTTGAAGGATGTTCG